GACTATCAACAACGTTTCCATGGTTAGCCGTCTTGGCGGAGAACTATGAGCGGTACGATATGTTAGGGTTAGTGTTCGAGTTTGTGTCGACAGCAGGATATCTCACATCTACACAAGCTCAAGGAGTTTTGGTTATGTCCACTCAATATGATCCAGACGCGTCTAATTTCGTAAATAGACGTGAAATGGAAGCTTACATGTATACCACTAGTGGTATTGTAACGGAAAACCAAACTCATTTTGTTGAATGTGATCCTCGGGATCGTCCTCTTAAAGAAATGTACATTCGTACAGGAGCCACTTCGGCTAATGAGAGATGGACGGACCTTGGGAGGTTCACAGTGGCAGTTGAAGGCTGTCCGGCGGACGATGTTCTCATTGGAGAATTATGGGTCACCTATCATGTAAAATTTGAATTACCGCGTCTGGAACCACATGGTTACGGAACGGCGTCGTGGGCACACATTTCTAATGGTGCATACACTAACAACGACATTTTAGGAACGATCCAAACTACTCCTGTAGGCACTCTAGCAATAACAGTTAGTGCCTCGGGAAGTTATTATAACACGGTGAATTTCCCGGCTATATTGGATAGGGGTATATATTTAATATCCTATTCATGTCGGGGTTCTTCGACCGCCTCTCTTGCTTTAAGCTATTCTTATACTAACTGCAGTCTAGTTGCAGATACCTTTGCATTAGGAAACTCCTCGGTCCAGAGCGTGTCGGGTGCGACTGATGATACATTCATGGCAAACTTATTCGTTATTATTACGGGTAAGACAGCCAGTGTAACGTTCACAACAGCCACCCTTCCAACATCTGGAGCGAGCATGGATCTCTATGTCGCTCAGGTTGGTGATCCGTCACCAGCAACTATTGCAACGTATTCGGAAGCATTATTAGAAAGGGGATTACTTGTATCCCACCCAAAACAAGAAACCAAGATTAACCGTTTTATTTATGGAATGGATCATGACGATTGCAAGTCCGAAGATCTTGATTACGTCTGCCAGGACGATTCTTATGATTCGTACCTGAAATGGCGTAGCTCCTAATTAGGAGTTTTTGCGCGATTCCTTGACTGGATAGCACGGTTTAAGCCCG